AGCGGCGCTTAAAATATCCCAATGATTAACAGCAGGATAATAAGAAAAAGAATTCCAAAGTTGTAGTTCATCAAGTCTTTTAGATGGAACAACTTCCGGTTTAAAACCACGTTGAATAAAAGCCGAAATTGGTAACCTATAAAAGACAGCACCGTTTTCCATAATGCAATGAAATAAGATTGCACGGCCGGTAAGTGACGACATGCCAAAGATAATACAATCTTCAACTTCACCATGATGTTTTTTACAGTCATATAAATATTCTCTTTTTATTTGAGCGTAAGTTGCTGGTATGTTTGCATTTAGATAAGCCATAATTTAACCTCATTTAATATTACCCCAATTGGTTCCTACTTCATAGTCTACTTTATTAGGTACTTCAAGTGATACAGTTGACTCCATTATATCTTTTATTTTTTTAGCATGTGCTTCACTCTGTACAGATATATCTAATTCATCATGTACTTGTATGTGTGGTAAAATACCTTCTTTGTGCAAGTCTATCATAGCTTTTTTTGTCATGTCTGCTGCCGACCCTTGTATTAATTTATTAAGTGCTTTGTATGTAAAAGCTCTCCTGATCCCTGGTCCGTGTTCCCTCAACGCGTCATCATGAGGCAAGGCTTTATTAATACCAAATTGATTAGGCTCCCATAAAGGAAACCTGCAAGAACGACCAAGAAGAGTTCTAATTTTTCCAGAGTCCTGTGCTCTACGCATCACGGCATCCATAAGTTGTTTAACAAATGGAACACGATTGTGATACTGTTTAAATAACTGATCTGATTTTAATTTATTTACTCCAAGTTCTGCTTGCAGTTTAGTTTTACCCATACCATAAAACAAACCAAGATTAATTGTTTTAGCTTGTGTTCTAGGTATGCCAGCCATATCAGCTACAATTGTATGAAAGTCTGCATCTCCTTCGTTGTATGCATCTAGTACATCGTTGACACCATATAAATTTTGTAACGCTGCATAATGTACAACTAATCTAGGTTCTTGTTGTGAGTAATCAAAACAACCCCATTTGTGTCCTTCTTCAGGAATAAATAATGATCTAATCCGTGGTCCAAGATCTTTGTTCCTTGCAGGAATTTGTTGTAAGTTTGGATTATTGTATGAAAATCTACCAGTGATGGTTCCACCCCCGTCACCACGCAATTGGTTAATCTCTGCATGGATACGGCCCTTGTGGGCATACTTTATGATGGTATCTATAAAAGTTGTGTGTGCTTTGTTTATTTCTCTAGCTTTAGCTATTATTTTTACTGTTGGGTGTGGGTGATTAGATAAAAAACCTTTAGTAAATGATGGTGCTTTTGATTTCTCTGTTCTATCATATTCTAATTTTAATTTATCAAATACCTTTGCAATAGATCTAGCTGCCCATATTTGTACATCAACACCTGTAGTTGTTAACACTTCATGTAGTAATTTTTTTTCTTGTTCTAGTAATGTTTTCTTTTCATTCGCTGCTTGTTCTTGATTTACACGTACACCGAGAAACCTCATATCTACTAACACAGGAAATAACTTTGTTTCTAGTTCAAAAATAGCTTTTAAATCTTGTAAATCTATTTCTTTTTTCATTTCTTGCCATAATTCTAAAGTTATCTCTGCATCTTTTTCTGCATAATTTCCAACATACATTGCGGGTAGTTTATACATTTCTGCTTTTGCATCTATACCCCACTCTTTTGCTGCTGCGTATAATGCTGCTTCGTCTTTCCCTTTGCCAATGTATCTTCTTGCACAGTTATTTAAATCATATCTCATTTGATTTTCATCTACGATAGCTGCACAAATCATAGTATCTACCATTTGTCCTTTTATAGTAAGTCCCATGGATCTAATCCAACACACGTCATACATTGAGTTATGAAATATTTTTATAGCTTCTGTGTTTAATACATTTTGAAACCATTTAAGAACCATTTTCTTATCCATGTTACCACCACCCTCGTGTGCAATTGGATAGTAACCAGACCAGTTATGTACGGCTACAGCTATACCAACAACTTCTCCAACACCTATTATAGCGCCAGAACCCATTGACTTACTTAAATTTGGATCTTTAGTTTCTAAATCTATTGCTATCTCATTGTAGTCAGATAAATCTGGAAAATTATCTGGTGGTAGCCATTCTGTTTGTGCTTTAAATAATGGTATTTGCATTAAGAGTAATCCCTTTCTTTTATCATTTCTAAATAATGTATTGCTTTATCGATGTCTTGTTCTTTCCCTTTTGCTGCATGTCTGCATATATATTTTATAGCCGATCCCTCTGCAAAAGGCAACCTGTTCTTGTTTATAAACTCACTTGGCTGCATAACCATATTTTTATAATGATTGCCGCCAACTTGTTTTTTGTATGCTGTCATATTTTAAAACTTTTATAAATATCCTTTGGTTTGATTATGTGTAGATGTTCTTTTGTTCTTGTTGCTCCAACATAAAACAATCTATTTTCATCATCAGGATTTTTTTCATAACCTCTTTGTGTGTTTAAACTTAAATCAGATAACAAAACTACATTATCTGCCTCTCCCCCCTTTACTCCATGTATCGTAGAGAGTAAAATTCTTGGGTCTTCATTTAATTTTTCTCCATTTTTTCTCATCTTTCTAATGTAGTTTACATTTTTTTGTGGTGCTTCATCAAACGCATCAAACCAAACACTGTCTGTCTTTAATCCAAAATGTAATTTTAATTCAGATAAAGCATAGTAATTGTCTTTGTTTAATTCTTTTATTCTAAACTTATTAAAATTATTTACACCCATGTATGATGCAATTCTTTGTACACAATCTCCACTAATATCTTTACCGGTTCTTAATTTTTCCCAATCTGTAATAGCTTCATGTAAATCTTGTTCATAACTTTTTTTAAATTTATTTTTGTAATACAAACCTTTTTTATATAATGTATCTTCTAATTCATTTAACATGTATTTAGTTCTAGCTAACACCAACCACTTACCAGAAGAAAAATCTATATCTCTAAACTCATTGTGGTAGGATAAATTTCCTTCTACTGTTCTTGGTTGCCATTCTTTTTTTAATCTATTAGATACTCGACCTATAATATTCATGGCTACATCATGCACAGCTTTAGGTATTCTATACGATTGTGTTAAATTTAATAATTTTCCTTTTTGTGTAATAAATCTATTTACATCTGCACCAGCCCATCTAAATATGGCCTGATCATCATCTCCAGCTATAAAAGAATCTTCTGTTTTATCCCAAATAGTTTTTGCCATATCCCATTGCATGAAAGATAAATCTTGTGCTTCATCTATAAATACAACATCAAAACTAGGTGATTTATCAGACTTAGTAAATTGAAATATCATGTCTGTAAAATCTATAAGACCATAATCTTTCTTGTATCTATCTAATTCATTTGATAAAATTCTTAAATTTTTTACAGATACATCTTGTGTATGCTCTTTTAAATTAAACTGTTGTTCTGGTGTAATTCCTCTTAATCTTGCTAAGTGTATGATACGTAAGTAATCACTTTTTGTAGTAAACAAACCACTAAACTCTTCATCATAATCATTATAATCAACAAATATTTTTATTTTTTTACCCAAATCTTCATAATGTCTTCTTTGCATTACATTTTCTTTTCGTATACCTAACATTCTAAATGCGAATGAATGTAGTGTTCTAAAATATGGTAGATCATCTTCTGATAAATTAAACCTTTCCATGGCTCTTTCTCTTGCTTCGTTTGCGGCTTTCTGTGTAAATGCAAAATAACCTATCTTGTTTGGACTTGTTTTTTTAAGATAGTCCTCCAACAAATTTAAAAGAGTTGTGGTCTTACCTGTTCCAGGTGGACCTAATACAATTGTTTTCAAAACACATCTTTCGGTTTAAATTCTTTTGGCACATATGTATCTGATTGTTTTTCAAATTCATCTACAACCATTACATTTCTTCTTTTCTTACCAATACTAATTCTTGTTTCTTTACACTTACAATATTCAGCCATCATCTGTAATGTTTCTGCGTACTTTTCTGGCCATTTTCTACGTGCTAGATATTGATGAAAAAATTGTTGAAATATAAAATGATGTTTTTTTTCTGCTGTCCAAACATTACCACGTTCCATATCTTCTTTAGTTGCACCAGTTCCTGTTCTGTCTGTGCAATATTCTTCTAAATAATCTAATAGCTGTTCTACTTTAGTAGCACCTTTAGGAGGGTCTACTTCTTCTACGTTTGCTAATAAACCATCTATGTATTGACCAAAATCTTTTGGTTTTACTGCAGGTGGTCTTTTATTTAATTGTTCTGCAACAGCTCTTTGAAATAATCTTTGCTCTAATAAAAATGTAATGTCTTCTAATTTAACTCTTTCTCCATCTACGTTTACATAATAATGTGGTTTGTCTAATTTTATTTTTTGTAAATCACTTAACACAGGAAATACAGATTCTCCTTGAATACCAAATTTTCTAGTCATACATAATTTTTTATCACAGTGGTTACACATAGGTTCTTCGTTACACTTAAAACCTAAATCTTTACCATCATTAAATTTTATTTTACCCTGAACTATTTTATCTTCTAAAGGTCCCTCTTTATGCTTGTCAAAATATTTGTAATTAAATTTATTTATTTTTCCTTGCCAATTTTCCGGCCATTTTCTTTTTGCATACTGTATGTATTGATAAATAATTCTATCCCTACCATCTTTTATATCTGTTTGTGTTAAAGATTCTAAACAAGGTGGACCATCACTAAATTCTGATTGGGGTCTTTTAATTTCTAATTTTTCTAATTGTTCTGGTGTAATTTTATATTCATCATGTAATGAAAAAAATTCATCAATTGTAATGGCATTAGCATTTTTGTCAAATGCATAACGCGTTGTATTTTTAGAATTAAAGTATGGTAAGTTAAGAAAATTTCCTGTATCATCTTGCGATTTTAACTCAACTTGTTTAGGAAAAACTTCAGCGCCACCGTGTCCTAGAATAGCACTTACGGACAATAACTTATCTCTCATTAAACTTGCATCTACCGCAACTGTTGTAAATAAAAATACGTGTGCACCGCCGCTTTTAGATCTAAATACTATTAGTGGTAACTCGCAACTTAAAATTTTTTGTATTAATTTTTTGTGATCAAACCCTGCATAGCTATCTATATCTATGCAACCCCATCTACATTTGTTGTCTTCATTAATTGGTATAATACCTAAACTAGGTTCAATACCATTAACATGATTTGTCCATAAAGATTCAACAACACGTTCTCTTTTAACAAAAGATTTACCTTTTAATTTTGTGCCGTCAGCATTCTTTTTTTCAACATGGGTGCATCCATGCGCTCTTTCTAAGCCACTAAATATCTGTATAAACTTATCAATCATAATTATCCGGCGGTGGCCGGTTCAGTCTCCCTAGACGGCCACCTATTATTCCAATCGGAATTATTTAATAAGGTGAATCCGTTTTAGATTCGTCAGAAGCTGGTTTAGCTTGTACTTCACCCTTGCTTACGCTGGCTGCAAAGTTTTTAGCTATCTCATAAACAGCTTTATCTTGCACTGGTCCAACTGTAGACACATCCCAACCAAACCATGTTCCTTTGTCATTAGACAT